CGCTAAGTCTTTCGCTAACGCAGTACCTATTTTGCTCGCTTTGCCTGTAAGTGTGTTCTCTTGGTATATCTCTTCGACAGTGTTCCAAATGCTCCGACTGTTCGTATAGAAACTCTCCGCCTCTTCATCAGATAGCTCGCGTCTCTCTTCGTCCGGCGAAGTCATTATGTCTTGTGCGTATTCGCCCTCTTCTTCCGTAGCGCCCGCGCCAAGACCACGGCGAATGATTTCTTTTGCGTCTGCTTCTTCTTTGGCGTGTCTACGCGCTACTTCTTCCGCCGTGAGTTGCGTATCAGCGTTCTCGGCATTCCAGAACTCAACATGCGGTTTGCCGATATAATCCCTGTAAAGAATTTCGGCGTTGTTGTAAAGGTCAGACAAACGCAAAGGGTCATTCGTTCCAAAATAGAACAACTGCTTTTCTCTGTCATACCTCGGCGTATCATAATCTCCGGCGTATTGTTCCAGTGCTTTTCCTAACCAATAAACTGGCTTTTCTCCACACCGTCCCTGTATGCCGGTAATAACGGCCTTTGGAATGACAGCACCCCGGAAAGTTACGTACCTATCACGAAATTGACTTGCCGCGGTATTGAGCGCGTTTTCGTCGTCCATGCCACAACAACGTAAAGCCGTTGCCATAAGCAGTATGTCGTTCTTCACGTCAGGATTTCCGTACACGCTGATTGTTGATGTACCGCCTTCAAGATTCGTTACCTCGTCCATGTCGTAGACAGTAGATTCAATCAATGCGTTTACGCTATCGTGATATGCTGTGCGCGTCGCTGCGTCGGTGTCTTTGTACCGGGCATACATCGAAAGCCCTGTGTCAAAGTCGCCGTAGATATTCGCGAAGGAAGCCATGACCTGCCCGTGCTTTGCGATATTCTCGCCAAGGTACAATTCAACGATGTTTGCGTACTCTGAAATAAATTCCATTTCCTTTTTCATGCGTCCCATGTATTTTGGGTCAGAAAGCTTTTCGCTCGTAAGCATTGCCATGTCCGCTTTGAACCGGCTTGAAACTTCTTCCCGGATATCCTTGCAATTACTACTCATTAAAAGTTTCATCGCGCTTTCCTTGTCGCCTGCTTCTAAATGTTGCAAGAATTTCTGCGTGAAGAAAGGAACGCCTATTTCTTTGTCAATCTTCGCGGAATGTGTTGGTACTGTGCGACCGTCCGGCAAAGTGACATAATCTTTGTCTTTCAGTATCGCGTCATATACTAACTCGTGATACGATTCCTTGACCTTGTCCTCATTCTTCTTTTGCTGTCGGCGTAATGATTCCCGCTGTGCCTTCTCTTGCGCTTTGCGGTCTGCTTCAATTTTCTTGTCGACGCCGGACATGACAGAGGGTGTATAACGCTCCAATTGCAACGCGCGGTTTGGGTCAGTCGCGCGCATGGCTTCCACCATTGCAAACCAACCGTCTTTATCCTCACGCTGAATATGGTCTTGTACCATGTCATACGTTTCTTTGTCGAGGAATTGCGCGTTCCATTTGTCGGCCATATCACCCAAAGAAGCGCGGTCGAGAACCTGACCAAGAGAGACAGTCTCCCCGGTTATCGTTGTTTGGAACGTAACGCCGTCGAGGAGCTCCTGCATGTCTGCCTTGTTCATGCGCCCTGTCTGCATAAGGTTTTGAACAAACTCCGACATAATGCCGTAGCGATATTTCGCCGGTAAACCCATAAGGCGCGTCGGATTGAAGGCTTCCTGCACTTGTGCTTTGAGTTGTTCCATGCCACCTTCTTGATTGAGCATTACCGGCAAATTCTCGGCAATCGCGCCCAAATCGCTCTTTACCTTTTGCAGTCCGGCCAACACATCTTCATCGCGCCGTTTCTCTTGCCATTGATTCCAAAGGCTCGAAATGTTCGCGGGGTGTGCTTCATTATAGCCGGTCTCAAAGGCCGTTTTGTTAATGACAGTCCCCAACTCGTAAGCGTGCTTCTCTTTCCATTCCTTTTGGAATTCCTGATAGCGTTTCGCCTCTTCGTCCATTGAGACCGTCGGTTCCATTGCATATTTCTCATCATACTCGCGCTTCATTTTCGCGGACAAGAAACCACCGCGCATTTTGTCGGCGTAAGCGCGGAAGTACGGGTTAGCGGTATCGTCCAAAAACCCGTACTGTTGCGCCGCGTCAATTGTGTTTAGCTTTTCAATATCCTCTTGACTTTCCATTCGTACCATACGTTCAGCGGCTATCATGCCGGATTGCTCTTGGTATTTCTCGTGCGCCAAGCCATAGTTTGTCAACGCCGCGGAAAGCCTCTGCATATTCTCGCCAAGCGTCGTGTCCGTTCCTTGATAGAAGGCGCGTTCGGTTCGTAAACCGTTATACTGCCCGACATATCCCCGCCCAACCTGCGGAGCGAATTGTTGTTGTGTTCCTACTGCATTCGCAATATTCGTAGGCATTGCGCGTGCGCCCCCTTTCAATTAACTTAAATACCTGTCAAGGTTGAGATTCCCGTCCTTGTCAAAGTACGAATTCCAATTTGTCGTTTTCTGCGTCTGACTGACAGCGGAAGGAGCAACTACCCTGTATCCGTCGCTTCCGTTCGCGTCAAGCCCCGCGTTCTTCCGCATAAGCGAAAGCTGAAGCTCGTTTGTCTTGCCGGTATAATACGCCGACGCAATTCCAAAGAGCGTGCCAAACAGTGAAGGTTTCTTAACATCTTGAATAGACGCAATCCCCTGTTTCGCCTGCAATAGCGAGGTCTCTTTGTTAAGGTCGATTTCGTTAGACTGCTTCCGGTAATTCGCCTTGACCTGCGCCGTCGCTCTGTTTGTGTCAGCCTGTGCGGCGCGTTTGAGAAGGTCAGCGGTACGCCCGCCACCTTCCAAACCTTCATTGACCGCCGCCGCAACTTGCGCTTCGAGCCGGTGTCCCTGCAACTTGTCTTTTTCGAGCTCGTCCACTGTGGACTCGAATATATCGTGTCGTTGCTGTTCAAGGTTTTGGAAACTATAATTCATCGTTGTGATATAGTTCCGTGCGTTTTGCTGATTGACTTTTCCTTGCTCAATGAGGGCTTGATTCTGAGAATACATACCCATGAGCGTTGATGTAACCGCGAGAGCTACTCCCATTTTCAAACCCCCCTTGATTTAGCCATGAATGAACCTTCCCATAAGTAAGATACAAGCGAAAGCGGGAGCGGCATATCAGAGCGGATAAACGCGGTGTAATTCGTATTCTCCGCCTGTATAGGCACACGGAATATTCCCGTGTCTTGTACCTGTTCGCCAAGCTGTGTCCTTCCTATGTGCCTTCCGGTCATGCGGTATTTATGCGACCCGCTCCGGCTGTTTACCATGACATAGAAATAGCCTGTGTCTGCATAGTTGATTTTCAAAGTCCTTATTTGCAGACGGCCATTTGTTACTGCGCGCATTTGTCCGTTCGCATCTTTCTGTTGCATAAATATTGGAGAAAGAGAAACGGTAAACATAAACGGAATACCGACAATCGCAGGTTCGTTATGGTGGTCGCCGTCAATATAGACAACGCCATTGTTCGCACTTATTGCGGTATGTTGCCATACATGATATGTTCCGTCTTTTTCTACCATTGCGTACTGCGTATAGGCCGGCGTCGTGATATTGAAAATCTCGTAGAGATTCACCGCTGTCCGCTCGTACACGTCATCGTATGTCATCGCCCCTGCCGGAACAACACGCTTACTGTCAAGATATACACGATATGGTTCTTCAGGAAAATCCTTCGTCGCGTAAGTGAAATCTATCTTTTCCAAAGCGTGCCGTGCCCCGCGCCGGATAATCATATAAAGTGTTGACCCGTCGAAGAAGCAACCGAAAACGCCACCGTTCATTTGCCACTTGCTCCATGATGCTTGCACGCGCTGTTCGTTTTGGAACAAGTATTTGTAAATGTAAATGGTTTTCGGGTCGCCGTCAGACAAACAAAGCATGATATTCTCGTTCGTCGACGGAATGATTTTGTGTACGTTGTTTGGAATGTAGCTTGCAACATGTGCGCTTATGTCTTGCGCTGCTCTCATTTCCGTGGCGCTCGGGACAAAGTAATACTCCATGATAGAAGTATATTCTGCACGCGGCGCGGGGAAATAAAGATTCTTTCCGCAAACCACTGGTCGACAACCCGGAGCGGAACTATAGCCGGTCGTATTGACAAGTGCCACATTCTTCGGCGATAGCGTTGTATCACTCCGCAAAATAAACTGCGTACTGTCGCTGAAGCAGTATAATTCTTCGTTGAACTGTACGGCATAGTTCAAAATGTTGATACTGTCCGTTGTCGTCGAAACATCGATAGGGTCAGTATCCAAAACATCGTTTGCCGTTGTCATAAAGAAATTGAAGTATTCCGCGCTCTCGGACATGATGACATTTTCTCCGGCTAACAAGCCAAGGCGATTTCGGTAAAAGAAAACATCATTTATCGTTTCGCCGATGAAGCTCGGGAGCGGGTTGCTGTCCTCGTCGCCGATTGAACGCGTGCCCCAATTGACCGGGCCAAACGTGAACGTGCCGTCGCTGTTTCTAACAAGCGTATGCGGCATTGTCGTCGGGTCGATTGTGTCTGTCATATTCGGACAAACAGTTTCTTTCCACACTTTATCTGTGCTGTCATATTTGACATAATACTGTCCCGCGCTACCGCCGCTCGGGTCTCCCAACACCTTGACAGTGTATCCGTTCGGTGCTGTCGCCGGAAGCAAAGAGAAACGTTGAATGGTATTCTTAATACCTATCATCGCTTGGTTGTTAAAACCGTCCTGTGTCGCTACCCGTGTTGCACCTTCAACATACACCCAACAATCGCTCCCTGAGCAAGTGTATCCCTTGGCCGCGATTTGAGTCTTTATCTGCGTTGCGATGTATGCTGTATCAATCTGCGACGTGTGCGATTTGTCGCTTCCGTCCGGCGTTTGATGTTGTGCCGCGAGCTCGCCGTTTATCCACACGCAATAAGTACGTCCATATTGCCCCTGCTTGACATGAATAAGACAACCTTGGCTTGCGAACGTGTTCGCGTTCTTATGCGTGCTCATACTTACGGTCTTTTTACGGTTGACAATAAACGTATAGTCTGCAACCGAAATAACCCGCAAATCGTCGCGCGGATTGCTTGTCTGTAAGTATTGACTATCAGACCATGTTATTTGTTTTTGATTGCCCTGCAAGTCATAGACATAAACAGCGTTGTTGTAAAAATAGACAACATACTTTTCGTTCTCGTCGCGCCGGATAAAATGAATCAAAGGCTTCGCCGTATCCGACGTTCCAATGGGTAAATCCTTAATATGCACCGTCGGCGGGCGTTTCTGCAACCCTGCCATTTCCGTCGAGAAACCGTTTATCTGTTCTGCGAATTGTTCCGGCAAGCGTAAAATCGGCGGTTGCTGTGATACGCCTGACACCATGTTCTTCACGTTTTGCGAATATAAAGCCATTGCACGCCTGCCTCCTTTTTCTTTATCGTCTATCCAACATGCTCGCGATACTTGTCAACTGCAACATGTTATAGTTACCCATGTTCATGTCATAGTCAACGATATCGCTGTGTGCTTCCATAAGTTGCTGTTGTAGGCTTTGCGAAACGCTCGCGTCCGCTAAATACTGCATTTGAAAATCGCATGCAGCTTTGATTGCTATATAGTTTTTGAACGCGTCCGGCAAATCTTCGAAGTCAAGAAACATCGTAAGTTCACCGTTCACGGGTTTTTCAAATTTATCCGTGTGTTTCTGCATGTCATATAAGAAACCGCCGCGAATACCGTACTGGCCGCCGTCCTTTGCTTTGAACGAAATGACAGACGGATTCATACGGATACGTTTCGAGTTTACGTCCGGCGTGAGCGTGTATTCACCTCTATTGAAGTCCCAACCTTTTCGTTGAATGTTCCGGCTCGTTGTGTCAAGCATGCGCACCGCGTTTGATACGTCTACATCAACATCGCCGCTCGCAATCTGACTTTCAACCAAGTCACTCGTTGACGAAGAACCAACCAAAGTGTTCATTGTCCCCATAATGCTATTTATAGGGTCAGCGCCAATGGACGCTAAGATGATATTGATTGCGTCAAGTTTCGTTGTTGCGATAAGCATACGTCGCTTCCCCCTTTGTCATAATATGAAAAAAAAGGGGTAATGGAAATTTTCCACTACCCCTCTCTTTTCCTTTAGTTGTTGTATGTGTGTGTCTTACGCCTTGGCGGTAATAACACCAAGGAACGCGCCCTCGGGACGCAAGCCTCCCATACCCTCGGCCATTTTGGCGATAATCTGGTCAGCCTGATATTCCGGGCGACGCGCCTTTTCCATAGCCATGTTCTTGAGCTTCAGCACACCGACTGCGCTCTTGTGGCAAATGACAATCGGCTTCTTGTCAGCGTAAGCCGCGGGGAAGTCATGCCCCTCGCCCTGCATAACGCCTTCCGCGTCGTCGCCACCGCGCGTGATGTGCGGGCACTCCATGATATCGAAACCGGCGAGACGGATAACGTTGCCCTCGAGAATCGTGCCGGACGCACCGTAATCACGGTTCAGGAAGTCAAGAGCCGACGCAAGCGCGGAATGAATCTCCGGGTCGATGTACGCGTAGCGGTCGTTCGAAGGAACGTAGTTACGCGCCATACGGGTCTTTGCTTCCAAGAGAATCTGATAGACAGCCAAACCCGTCTGCTTGTTGATACCAACAACGGTATTGTCTGCCTCCACGGAGATAACGCCGCCTTTGCCAAGACCCGTTACGTTCTCGTTCGGATTGAGTGCTTCCTTCGCAATTTCCGCAAGCACGGAAGCGTCATGGGAGATAGCAAGAGCCTTACCCAGCTCAGCCGCATAAGGACTGCGGAAATCGTAGTGCGCAATGAACTCATCAATGTCGGCAATCAGCACATCAGCGGTCAGCAAACCGTCAATGTGAATGACGCGTTCCGACTGCTGAATGTTCTCGCGCTTGTCGTCAAGACTCTCACCCGGCTTCAGGTAATGAGCCGTAGTACGACCAAAGCACGGGAACTGCGCGGATTTACCGCTCGAAATTGTGCGCTCGATAGCGCGGCCATTCGTGACAGACGTACGCTCGAACGCCGTCAAAGTTTCTCCGGCAAAAACCTTCAGCGCGAGGGCAAGCTTTTCAGCGTCCGTCCCTGCCTGACCGTTTGCCGCCATGGGATTTGCAATAGTAACCGAACTCATAGTTATCAAACTCCTTCCAAATAATCAACTCTACGCACGCCACGCTTAAAATATCGTAGCGGCTTTTACCTTCGCATACACCTGTTTTGTATAGACAGGGTCGACATTATACCGCGGGTCTGACATGTCCTTTGTCATCTGTTCAAAGTTCGTGTAGCCCTGCGGTTCGCCGCCGCCTTTCGCCTGTCCGGCCATAACAGTCGGGTTAGCCGTGCCGTAGGCTTTTGTCATTTCAGCTTTCAGTCCGGCGATAGCGAGTTTGATTTGTCCCAAGTTCCCGCTATTGACCGCGCTGTTGAAGCCGTCGATGACTTCCTGCGGTTGACCGGCAATGTACGTTTGCAGTTTCGCGAATTCCTCGTCGCCGCCTGCGTACCCTTTGACAGTAGAGACAAACCTATCC